ACTCTTTCTACTGATACTCATAATGAAATCAGCGTTCATTACCTTAGCGTAGGAATCTGCTACCTTATCCGCTTCAATAACTTCAGAATCAATTGCTGAACGATTGGTTTGGGATGCTGTCCAAATTGGAATACCCAACTCTCCACTAATCCCTCTCAACTCAATGTAAACACCACCTTGCTCACCATAAGTTGAATCGGATTTGTTGGAGTGAGAAAGTAACAAATCAGCATAGTCAATAATTATCAAATCAGGTTTATTTCCTGCTGCTGTCATTTTCTCAATATGGGCTTCTATTCGTTTAGCTGATACACCCTTTGGTGGGAAGTACTTAATAAGAAGTTTACCATTTAATCTACCAATTTTCTCTAATACTTCTTCTTTCTTATCTTTCACATCAGCTGATGGGATTTGTGTAAATACAGTATCGTATCTCTGTCCCACATAATGTTCTGATAATTCCAAAGAGTAATGTACTACATTTAATCCTTTCTTAACAGCTGCTGCTCCTAAAGCACATAGTACCCAAGTCTTTCCAACCCCAGAAGGTGCTACTGCTACTCCCAATTCGCCAGGTCCCAAACCACCATCCATCAATTCGTTAATACAATCCCAACCAGTTGCAACGGTATCTCTATTGATATCAGTTGTTCTTTCCTCAAAATCTAAAAGGTAATCGTGTCCCAAGTCGGAATCCACACCTACCTTCATTGCCTTATCTACTAAATCTTTGATTCTATCGTAGTTTCCAGCTTTGAGTAAGTCAACTGATTGAACGATTGCATTTTTTAAGTTTTGGTTAATACAAAAGTTAGAAAACTCCTTCTTCACATAATCCAAATCAGAATCACCAACTTGGGTAAAAACCGATTTGAGTTGTTCTACTACACTTTTCTGAAATCCTTTATCATCTAATTTTGAAACCTCAACCTTAAAAACATCAAGCGTTGGAGATTTCTTAAACTCATCGTAATAAGAGATAATCTCTTCAGCTATCCATTTGTTAGATTCTGCTTCAAAAAACTTTGGATGTATAATCTCACTAAGAGTATCCAATAAACGAACATCCATAATCAAAGATGATAACACCTTTGTTTGAAAGGATTGTCCGTATTTGGAAAGTGTATCTATATTTTGCATCTAGTAACCTAATTTGATTTCACAAAGATACGAAAAATTTGTGAACTATCAAAACTATTTTGTAATAATATTTTGAAAGGTTGAATGTAACCAATCATTGATATCCCTCCAATTCTGAAGGATTTTGTATTTTTGTCCAACTCTAAGAAAATCTAGCTTTTTAAATTCAATATCATACTCATTGAATCTATCTAAGATTTTCAACTTTTGATTTGTTGGAATGTGGGGTTCATGCAACTCCATCAATCTCTTATTCATTAAGAGTTGGTCTTTTGCATTTAAGATATCATCATAGATTTTAATCTTACCCTGCTTTTCTTCACACATTTGGAAGAATTCATCATGTGTGATAAGTTTATCTTCGGAAAGTTCAGGAAACCTCTTTAAAAGAGTTTTTAAGCCACATCCTTTGATGCCTGGTATGTTATCTGATTTATCACCATCCAAAGTTCTATATAAAAGAATGTTTTGAGGCCAGATTCCAAACTCATCAAATACCATCTGCCTATCATATAGTTTCTTTTTAGTAGGTGAGAATACCTTTACTTTTTCAGAAACCAATTGTAGGAAATCTTTATCAGTTGAAACAATTACTACTTCACCATCCTCATTTTCTTGAGTGTGTTTAGTTAGATAAGCAATTGTATCATCTGCTTCAATCCCATCATAAATCATAGTTTGAAGAGGTAGATAATCTAAGATATCATTCAACCAAACAAATTGTTGCTTCATAGAAAGTCTTTCTTCTTCTTCAGTCATCATCTCACCATATTGGCGATTTACTCTGAATCGGTTCTTTTCTCTACCAGCTTTGTACCCTTCGTGGATTCGTTTTCTACTCTGAGAACCATTCTGTCCATCAAAAGTTACAATACAACGAGTTGGATTGAATTCTCTAATCTGATATCCAATTGATTTGAGTGAACCAATAACTCCACCCGTATGGTCACCATCCTCATTCATTGTGGGGTTGGTTGTCCAACTACGGATGAAGGTATTTAGCCCATCAATAATTAGAACTCTACTATTCCTTTCACGAAGGTGATTCGTTTTGTGTTCCTCAGTTACTTCGTTGAGGATATTTTTGTAGAGTTCTCTCATCATGCAGTTGTTGTAGTGGTGTAAGTATTTGTGTTACCAAAATACTTTTCAATAGTTTCCAATCTATCATCAGCATCTACCAACATTTGTAATGCTGATTCTGCGTTCTCATAGAAATCACCAGTTGAATGGTCACCAATCCCAGCGGGATGTTTCTCCAACAACTCCAAAGTAAGGAGTGCTTTTGCTTTATCCGCTTCAGCGGATGCTTTTAACATATCTCTTAATTTACTCATAACTTATTTTTATTTATTCTACTACCTCAGCTCCTTCAGTATCCAATTCATGCGAATCAATATCTTTAGAATCTGATTTGTATTGTAAGATGGTAGATTCACAAATCTTCTTATAAATCTGCTCTCTTACATCATCTCTTTCATCCATTAAATCAATGAAATCTTTAGATTGGAATTTTAGTTCCTCTCCAGTTTCGGTATCCACATAGGTGTACCAAGCCCCAGCCTGCTTCACCAACTTATTTTCTTTCATTACTCCTAACCAAGAACCATAGTTATCTATACCTCTATCAAAGTAAATCTCAAAATCAGCTGCTCGAAGTGGTGGTCCCATTCGGTTTTTGATAACTTGACAACGAACTTTCATTCCTATCACTTTATCTTGTCCGTTCACCTTTTGTTTGATTTGTCCCATATTCTTCAAACGAAGTCTAACCGATGCATGGAATGCAAGAGCTTTTCCTCCAGAAGTTGTCCACGGGTCACCAAACATTGCGTTCATCTTCTGACGAAGTTGGTTGGTGAACACCAATGTAATCTTTTGCCTACCAATCAAATTGGTAATCTTTCTCATCGCCTTAGAGATAATAATAGCTTTATCAGTAGCGTATCCATCTTTACCATAATCAGCTGCCAACTCATTCTTAGTTGATGCTGCGGCAACCGAATCTACTACGATTGTTACTAACTTATCTTTTTGTGTAGTTCTTACCTTCTCAATGATAGTTTCGGTAAATTCAAAGATTTGTTCAACTGAATCAGCTGATACATAAAGGAGTTTTGAAACATCCACTCCAATAGCTTCTAAGAATTCCCTACTTACCGCAGTTTCAGTATCAATTAGAACAGCTACACCACCTTGCCTTTGTGTTTCAGCAAGGAGGTGAGCCGATAGTAATGATTTACCCGATTGTTCTAACCCTGTTACTTCAGTAATTCTACCAACAGGAAGTCCACCATAAGGGCGATTAGAAATGGCAACATCCAACATAGCTGCTCCAGTTGAAATCCACCCTTCTACATTTGTGGGTGCATCATCCTGTCCTAAGAAGAAAGCAACCTTTTGGTCTTTGTTTGTTTTGTTTAGCTCGGAAGCTAGTTCCGCCGCTAAATCCATTTCTTTTTTCGCCATTTAATTTAGATTATCCGTTAAACAAGTCATCAAATGCTGATGCAACATCATCCATTTTCTTCTTTTCCTCAGTAGTTACCTCATTTGAAGGTGCTGCAGCTGGTGCTGAAGTAGCTTCAGTTTGAGGTGCTGATGGAGTTGATAGAGTTTGTTCAGTTACACTCTCTTCACCTTCTTCAGCGGTTGGATTCAACCAACCTTCCAATACTGATTTCAATTCATCATAAGATAGTTCTTGATAGATATCAGTAATGTTCGTCTGAGATTCCATAAAGTTTTGGATTTGTGTATCTTCAGATGCTAATGGAGTTACATTAGGTTTAACACGGATAGTAGTTACAGGATAAGAAGTTCCTGCATCTTCTGCTGACATATACTCAATAGTAATATCTCTACCATTTGTAGGGTCAGTAATATCACCATAGTCTGGGTCAGCAATGTAACCTAAGATTTCTTGGTAAACAGTCTTTCCGAATCCCCAAAACTTAATTCCTTCACCTTCTTCACCTCTAACAAGAACAGGAACGAAAGTACGGAGTTTTGGCTCCATTTTCTTTGCTGCTTTCCAATCTTCTTTATCACCCATTCTTTTTAGTTTGTCAGCAAACTCTACAATAGGGTCTGGTCTACCAAACGAAGATGGAGATAAGTAAGTTTTGTTGTTGATGTTGTAATGGAAGAATAGTTCAATGAAAGGATTCTCTGGTGAGAATTTGTAAGGAACGATTCTGACTTGATGTTTACCCGGTGTGGGTTTCCACAGATTTGATGTTCTGTTTGAAGTGTTTTGTAGTTTGTTCAGTCTACCTCTGATTGCGCTTAAATCTAGTGCCATAATTTTTAAATTTTAAAGTTTTATTTGTTTTATTGGTTTTATTATGGTGTCTTTCCTACACCTTATATAAATATCAAGAAACCCTATTTTTGGTGGACTTTTGAGATTTATTTGATACAAATATACGAAAAGTTTTTAACAATTCCAAATACTTTTTGATTTTTTTTAGAGCTCAAATTTTAAGTCTCTTCTAACATCTTTTTTTACCCTTTGTAGGTACTTCCGTCTCTTCTCATCAGATACGAATGGTACTGACCAAAATTGTTTTGTTTTTCTCCACCGAGAAGGTTTCCAACCAAATACAAAAGTAAACACACCCAATACCAATCTTAACTTAACTGAATTCAGATATAAAGTTCTAACTGGTAATGATGGAGCTCCGTGTGTAATAAATGTTCTAACTTTCTTATCCTTTAGATAGGGTTTAGGATATGCATACGGTCCTATAATAGGAACAAAGTTATAAGCAAATCCAGGTGTAAACACCTCATCAAAGAATACTTCCATTCTGGGAGTTAATCTAAACCACCAAACTGGAGATATGAAATAAATTCTTTCAGACCATGTAACTAAGTTTTGATATCGTTTAATCAAATCAGTTCTTGGTCTTGCAAACGAATCATTATACAAATCAATAATTTCTATCTCCTCATTGTGTTTATTAAGTTCCCGCTTAATAGTTTTTAGAATACCATTATAACAAAATGAATCCTTATTAGGATGTCCTATTACTATTAAGTTTTTCACGATTTCACTTTTTTAGAAGATTTCCTTTTGTAGGTTCTTTTCTTTCTCTGAGGTTTCTCAGTTGGAAATCTACTAAAATTGCCCATACCATCCATATCCACACTATCTACCATTCCATGTCTTGAATAATAACCCGGATAATTCTCTTCTCTTTGTTTTTTATTAGAAGTGAATATGTTCCAAATTAAAAAGTAAACATAAAATGAAAAGATAACCGCACCTACTATAAAAAATCCTATACTCATGACCTTCTTCTTTGACGGATTGCGATTGCGAATAATAGAATAGTTCCAGGCCAATGTGCTGAATACTGAGCTTCTTCAGTATGACCCATAATACCTAATCCAATTGAATACAGCATACAAATGAATGCAAATATAATTGGATACCAATTGTTTAAAAATTTAAGAGTTTTACCCATTTTAACTTATTTTAGATTTTTAATTAACTCTAATATAAGAAAAATATTTTAAACTTCCAAATTTATTTCAAAAAAAATTCGTAAATGATGATGGTGTAGATTACACCTTTGAAGAATCCTATCCAAGAAGCTATAATTGGGTTCTCACGAACCCAATCATACTTCCTTTGTATATAGTTTTTATACCACATATTATAGTGATACTAACATATCCATCAACTCTTGCTGAGGGAATAAGTCAAATTTATCTTTTCTTGTATTTGTATGGGTCCAAGTTCCCTTTACTTTACCATAGTAAGCATCTTCGTTGAACTCAAATGCAGCTGCACCCTTTTCTTTGATTAAAGCAGGTAATCCAGCTCTGATATCAATTCCATCTCTCTCAGCGATAAACTTCATCCACTTTTCTAATTGTTGGATTTGTTTATCAGAATATCTATGCCAAGTTTTGTGTCCTCTAAATTCTTCTTTTAGGGTTACAATTTGAGAATCTGCTACTTGAGTACCAGCATAAGTTTTTCCATCTACCACATATCCAAAGTTACAAATCTCAATTCCTACTGAATGTACATGCATATGTTGTGAACCATTCTTACCTAAATGCCATGCGTAGTTACCTTCTGGGAAACATTGTAGTAATTCACCATCGTATCTTTCATCGTTTCCTTTTACCGATGGTCCACCCATCACCCATTCAGTTGCAATAGTTCCACCATCACTATCCCAATACTCAACACATTTATAAGGATTATGCCATCCTGCAGTATGATGTAAGAAAAGATATTCGTAGTTTACAGGTCCGTGTTTGTATTCATCTTCGGGCATAAAGTATTCTACATACTCTAAATCACCTTTAGTTACTTTGTTTTTTGAATAGATATTTGGTGTATCTGATTCTTCTTGTCCAGTTGCATCAGTATCGTTTAATCCCATTGCTGCCCATGTTCCTTTACCAACTA